TTCTGGCAAGTAACTTCTTTAAGTATTTATTCTTTACCTTATAAGAACCTGTTAGCGTCTTATGCGTAAAGACGTTAGCCCTTGTTGGCTCAATAGAAGGAGTCGTTCCACCGCATATAATACTGCTGCTAGCATTAGGAGCAACAGCAAGCAAGTGAGAATTCCTACGATTACAGCCAGCCATATCAGGTGCTTCGCCCCTATCTTCAGATAAACTAACACTAGCGTTCTCAGCTTCCGACTTGATGTGTTTGAATGCTTTGTTATTGAAACTGGCGGCATACATACCTTCAAAAGGGATGCCGTTACGCTGTAAGTAACTATGAAAGCCCATCGCTCCAAGCCCAAGCGCCCGTTCTCTATATGCTGAATAAGCGGCTTTAGAAAAACCTTTTTTACTTGCTGAGACATGTTTATCAAACTCCTCATAAGTTAAGTGTCCTGATTTAAAAGCATCTTCAGTATAGTGTTTTCCACCTGTGGCGTTGCTTACAAAATGCTCAATAATATTATCAAGCATTGTTATAAGGTCTGAAATAAAATCCTCTTTGTCTTTCCATTCATCATAGTGTTCTAAGTTAACACTTGATAAACAACACACAGCGGTGCGCTCTTCACTAGTAGGTAACGTAATCTCTGAACATAGATTACTCTGACGTACTTTTAAACCTAGTTTCTTTTGAGACTCAGGTAGCTGCTCATTACATCTGTCCATGTTTACAATATACGGTTCGCCTGTCTCTGCTCTAGTATGTAGTAACTGCCACCATAGATCCCTTGCTGATACGGTCTTAATAGCTTGTTTAGACTTAGGATCTATTAGTCTCCAGCTTTCATCATCTTTTACTCGTTGAAGGAAGTCGTCAGTAATGCTAACACCATTGTGTAGATTAAGACATTTACGATTAAGATCTCCACCAGTGGTCTTTCGCATAGCAATAAACTCTTCAATCTCTGGGTGATCAATGTCCATATACGCTGCATAGCTACCTCTCCTCGTAATACCCTGATTAAAGGCTAACATCTGACTATCTACAACGTGCATGAAAGGTATGCTACCTGTAGACTGACTACCGTTGGAAGTAGAAACGCCATTACTTCTAATATCTCCCCAGTACCCGCCTAGTCCTCCGCCTCCACTAGCTAACCAAATGTTCTCATCATAGTGGGAAGAAAGACCAGCGCGTGAATCAGGTACATAATTAAGAAAGCAACTAATAGGCAACCCACGTTTAGTTCCCCCGTTACTGAGTATAGGAGTACTGAAGCCGAACCAACTCTTACTACTGTAGTCGTATAGGCGCTGTGCAAGATCGTAGTCAGTGACATCTCGATACGTTGCACCGTAGACCGAAGCCCTTGCGAATGCTTCTTGAGCATGTGTCTCGTCTTCCCAGAAGTATCTATCTTTTAAAGTTTCCAGAGAGAACTTATCAAGATCATCTTCTCTAGAGTAATCAATCTGAATCCCTAGATAATCCTGCTTGCCAATCTTTGATGTCACTACTGTCATCTTCATCCCTTAGTTTAGTTTGCTTGTACCCCTTGGTACGTGCTTTATTTTGTTTCTTATCTTTAGCTTTGTTTTTTTTATGAAACATTTCAGATCTTTCTGTTTTTCTATCCCACGACATCCTCGTTCTCCAGCAGGAATTTAAGAAGTCTATCTTCGTACCAACGGGCTTTCTTTAAATCTTCTATAGGTTTATTTTTGTATCTGAACCTCCACCTATACTTGTGTGAGTTACCGCGCAAGTAACCAATGAACTCATCAGTTGAAAGCATAGCCTCCATAGAATCTATGCACTCTATACTACCGTTGTTATAATGCTCTGGGTTTTCCACAGTATCAAACTTATGAGGCTCTGGATGATTTAAAAGATGCTCTATACTCTGAAACTCAGCAGGTTCCATTCTATCCCACTCTTCAGGTGTAACATCAACTAGTCTTTTTTTCATTGCATCTTAACCTTTAATTTATTGTTACGTTTCTTATACTCCTTAGTCTCTCTAGCTTTAGAGTCAATCCACGAATCAGGAATTGTTTCTTCGCTAAACCATCTAAACCCATTAGCCTCTGCCCACTCAGCATGAGATCGCTTAGTTCCGTCTTTACGTCTCTTGGCTGCTGGCATAGGTGAGGAAGGGTTTGCAAATAAAAAGACTAACTCAGTATCTTCAGGAAGGTATTTGTTAACCCAAATGTATTTGTTGTACTCTGCAAAGTCCCAGAATCTACCCTTGGACTCAAGTAATATTTTCTTACCTTCTACTACACGTACAAAGTCAGGCTCGTATTTATGCTCAATGACGTAAGATACTTTATCAACATGATGTTCCCAATCTTTTAAGATTGATTCATGTAAAAGCATCTCCCAGATTGAATCATATTTACTACCGCCATCACTGGTTAACTTCTTTGGGCGTGGTACTCTAGCTTTACGCCAGCCGTTACGCGCTTTATTCTGCGTCTTGATTTTGACTCTCCGCTTTTCTCACAAACGTTTCTAAGTCTTTCATAGTGATATGCTCTACGATGTAGCCTAGACGTACTAGTTTCTTAATAGACTGCCGAACCCATCGAGGACTATAGAAGCTCATCCATATCTGGCGATTAACATAGAAGTAATCAGTAGGTGGTAGCAGAGAAGCCAGATTAGAGGGTGTAACATTAGCTCTATCCTCATCAGGAACCAAGCCTCTTAGCCATTCTAATAGAATAACTTCAGTGTGTCTTGATACACGCTTGCATAATTTAGAGTTCATATAACTTCCTCTACTCTAGGTTCAACTTTAACTGTGGTGAGATAGGTAGGGCCTTTAGAATATTTAAATACTCTTAGCCCTTTACCATCATTAGCGTCTGTATGACATTCAAACTTATAAGAGCAATAAAAGCAGCCTTTATTTAATTTCATATTACCTGACTTACCCTCAGGCACTGTAGAATAACATTTCTCTGGAGGGGTATCAAGAGACATTTCATGTTTCAAATGATCTATTTTATCTACTACGTTTATCTTATCTAACTCTTCAGGTCGATGAAGTGTGAGTTCACCTGTCTCTTTATTGATAACTAAGAAGCCTCCATTGTCAGTACCTTCAGCTTCTTCGTACCCACATAACTGAGCGATGTAACCGAAGGGGTCGTCCTGTGCCAAGGTATCATTAGAAAACTTTTGGAAGGCTCTACCTGAAGCAGTCTTAATATCAATTACTTCCCCATCAATCTTACAATCCATATGTCCTTTGATACCATTGACTAGTACTTCTTTCTGAGCAGCCTCTATCTTGTGTCCAGCAATAGAGACTAAAAACAGTAGGACTTCTTCAAGTAAGTGTCCATACATAAACTTAATGAAAGTAGAAGGAGTAATCTTTTCTTTACCTTTCGGTAATTTCTTCTCATACCATAGCTGCCTAGAAGGTTTACCTATATTAGACATGCGTAATGTGAAGTTCTTATTACGCTCTGGGGGGTTCTGCCACTGTTTGAATACTACTTTAATATTCTCACATAGCTTGTCGATAGCTTCATCGGGAATATCTATACCTTCGTTGTCGCACAAGGGCGTAAGACTTTCGTATATATCAGCGACTAATGTATCTAAGTTTTTAGAAGAGTTCAAGTTGTGCGCCCCTTACTTTAAAATGATTTTCTAAAAGAGTTTCCACTTCTTCGTAGGAGCATTTAAACCACTCACCCTTACGTCTGAACTTCTCTTCTAAAAGGTTATGTATTTCTAACTCAGCTTCTCGTTTGTCTGGAACTTTGTAAGATTTTACAAGCTTGTAATTTCTATGTGGTGAGCCAGTTTGAAACTGATTAACTCTATCTTTACTGTTAATAGCCATGCCTATCTTAAGCCAACCACCAAAGGAAGGGTTTGTCATAACGTATACTTCACCTTCTTTTACTTCTGAAAAGAGATTATCAATGGTAGTCTTTATGTTCTCAAGGAGTGTTAAGCCCATCGCTTCAAGGGCGACTGACATTCCTTGGCTCTTATAAATAGAATGATAGGGGTGATGAATATTACCTAGTCTATATCTGTTACCTTTTATAGTAACTCTAGATTTATTCTCTAGATACCTACTGTAAGGATAGTTAGTGTGTTTCTGACCAATTGTTTCCGACATTATACTCTCCATCTAAAGGACAATTAAGATTAAACGCAACACCAGCTTCTATGATAGACTCGATACCAAGCTGACCTACTAACGCTGCTTGCTCTGTATCTGCCTCAACCTGCCACTCATCATGTACATTCATTACAAAGTCGGCAGCCACACCTTTCAACTTATCATTGAATAAGATAACAGCTTTCTTCATAACTAATGACCCTGCACTCTGTAGTAAACTATTTAATGCAGCATGTTCTGAACGAACAAATACTTTTCTACCATCTAACCCTTTGACAAAACCTCTTGTTGCCTCTCTCGCAACGCTATTCTTAAGAGCCTTGAATGCTGGGAGATTATCAAAGAAAGATTTTCTAAGTCGTTTGCCAACAGATCTACTTCCTCCAGCCACACTACCAAGCTTTGCATCTCCTGCTCCGTAGAGGAGGGCATAGATGAATGTCTTAGCCTGATTTCTTGATTCAAGTCCCGCAAGTTTTTGATTAGCGGTGTGTATGTCTCCGTTAAGGATTTCATTTGTATACCCCTCGTCATTTAAATAGTGAGCTAACATTCTAAGTTCCAGCCCTGAAGCATCAATACCCACCAGCTTACGATCCTTAGGTACTATCCAACAGGCTCGACACTCTGTACCATAAGGAGACTTACTGTTAGGAACCTGTGCTAGATTAGGGCTGTTGTGGGTCATACGTCCTGTGATAGTACCGTTACTGTTTATAAACCCTCGCACTCTGGAATCATCTTCACACTTATCTAGCCAAGACATTATCTGTGCTATTCTCTTCTGGTACATAAGGTAGTCAGCTATCATACCTGCTTCGGGTATATCTTTTACTCTAGAAAGTATCTTCTCATCTACCTGTGGTTGACCAGTAGGTGTGAATGCCTTAGGTTTCCAACCGAAATAAATAAGGTATTCACCTATCTGCTTACGTGAGCCTAGATTAAAGTCCTTCCTAATTATATCTCTGTATATCCCAAGGCTACCAGCTTTCACACTCTTTTCGATCTCAATGTATTCCGAGTCAGTAAGTCTTGTCCCCCTACCATCCTTCAACCTTCCTTTCTTAGATAAGGCGTTGTCTTTATTATACAAAGCAGTAATAAATATACGCTCACTCTTAGGTACAAACCTAGCATGTACTTTGTCTTCTGCCTCCGCCATCTTACCATTAAGCTCTGATAATAATTTCTCAGCCTTAGGTATGTCCAGCATGAAGCCTGTCTCTCTCTGAGTACATATAATTTTAAATGTTTCCATCTCAATATGTACACTCTCTGGACTAAAGCCTTTACTCTCCCGCTTCAAAGCATTGAATACTTTTAAGTTCAGCCGAACATCTTGCATACAATAGTCTAACATTTCTTGAGAGTAAGTATCATACTCGTCGAAATCAATCTTGTGATCACCTAACACATAGCCCCATCTCTCTAGGCCGTGATTTCCCTCTCTTACAGGATTAAACAATCTTGAAAGTACAAGGGTATCAACTAACTTGATGTGCTGTAGGGACAAGCCAGAAAACTTCTCGACTACAGGTATATCAAAGCCAATTATATTATGACCTACTAACTTATCAGCAGCGTGTAGGAAAGCATAGCCCTCCTGTAATTCATCGGGGCCAAATGTATACTCTTGTCCGGTGTTTATATCTATTGCACATATACACCAGACACGAGTAGAGACTAAGCCATCTGTTTCTATATCAAAAACAAGTTCTCTTTTCAAAGTTCTACTTCCTCGTGAGCTTCTCTGAATGTCTCAGTAAGCCTACCTGTCTCTTTATCATAAAGCAAGTGTCCTGCCAAGCCCACCTCTCCAGTATATCTAGACTTAAGTATTCTCATACGTGTCGTTGATGCTTCAATAGGGTCATCAGATTGTTGGTTACGCTCAAGAGCAATCACACAGTCTGATATCTGACCGATACCGTTTGAACCTCTAAGGTGTGACATAGATACTTCAACGCCTTGTTCATGGCCCTTGTTACCTTCGATCCTCCGTAGGTGAGACACCAGAATAACTCCAGCACCTGTCTCTTCTACTAGAGATCTAAGGCGAGTCATAATATTATCAATGGCTCTACGCTCATCACCTTCAGCGAGTGCCGAAGTCATCATTCCTAAGTGATCAATAATAACCCACTTACAATCACGGCCAATGATCATGTACCTTAACTTAGAGAATATCTCATCTATATCCTGAACACCTAAGTGAGAATGTATAATCAATCTACCTTCGTTATCACCCTTACAGAGATTGTGATAGTATTCTTTTTGCTGCTCTTTAGATAACTCATCTCTAATCTGTTTTACAAACAACCTCTTGTCGGCCTCAATAGAAAGTAAGCCATACATTGTACGCTTCCAGTTTTCCTCTAGTGCTAAGATACCTAAGCTATCCTTGGTTGTTTTAAGTATCCAGTGTTCTAACTCACGGGTAACACTAGACTTACCTAAGCCTGTACCACCAGTGATAGTGACTAGCTCACCTTGCCTCAGTCCATAGAGCTTTTCGTTCAAGCCCTGCCAAGGATAGGGGATAGATTCTTTTTCGTTATCAGTAAAGAACTCCTCCTCCATATCAGTCATGTCAAGAACACCTGCTGGAGTATAAGTCTTCGCTGCCCACCAAGCTGACATGAATGCCGCGCCACGATTCTTCTTAAGCATATCATTGGCATCTTTAAACTCTTCGGGCAACTGTACTATTTTACTTTTACCCGGCTTGAATAATCTAGCAACTTTCTGTGCTGACTCCTGCCCAACCTTATCGTTATCAAAGCTAATTACTACACAGTCAAAAGATTCTAGAAACTCAAGATTTTCTTTGGCATCTTTCACAGCACCACCAGCACCATTCTTTACTGATACTACAGGCCACTTAGAACCCATCAGTTCGTATGCAGCCATCGCATCACACTCGCCCTCTACTAGAGTAATATACTTACCACTAGTCTGGGCAACCTGTTGTCCGAATAACATTGTACCTTTAGGTGAACCACGCCATGTGAAATCTTTAGTAGTACAGTTACGTATCTTTGTACCTACAATTTCATTGGCTATATAATAAGGATATGAGTGTGTTTCAATTGACCCATCTGGTTTAGAAGTTGCCTTCACTCCATACTTACGGGCAGTAGCCAAACTAATTTTACGATCAGTTAAATCTTTAAACGAACCTTCGTTAGTATTCATAGAATTATTTTTGTACTCTACAAAATCTTTCACTATTGGAGCCTCTGAGTTTTCATAATTTGCTATATGTTTATAGCAGCTAAAGCAATATGCAGATCCATCTTCGTTAACACTGGCTGCGTCACTACTCTGACAAAGTGGACACGGCTCATGATATCTAACAAATCCCATACATTTTACTCCTCAAAAAATAAGGGGCCATTATAGCCCCTTTAGTTTAGTACATATTACAGATCATATTAAATCTCTGCCAGCTCATCTTTCAACTGATCAGTAAGTTTAACTGATGCAGCCTTTAAGATAATAATACGGTGTTCAACTTCTCCTAACTCCCTTGTTATTGCAGTTATGTGTCTCACTAGTACCTTACCTACTTCAGAAATACTACTGAAATCATAAGTCTCTCCGTCTAAAGTAATAGTTTCTTTTTCTACCTCAGTCATAGTTTCCTCTGCTATCTCACTCATAGTTCATCAATCTCCTCTTCCTCTTCAATGTCAAACTCATCACCGTCTAAACTAAATGATACTAAGTTTAGTACCTGCATACCTTGGAAGTCTAGACCTTTGTAAGTAGTACCGTTACGGCTAACTTCCCAAGGCTTATACTGAACCTTAACCTTAGAACCGTTACCTACCCTAGTATCTACTGCTGCACGGGAAGCATCCATCAAGATAGGAGGGTTACGAATCATACCGTTTGGGCCATTAACTTTACGTTTGATAATAATAGTTGGGCCTTCATCTTTGTCTATAACCTTGTGTCCTTCATCACGGAAAGTGGCTGCTTTATCTTCAGGGATTACGAGATTCACAGTATAACATGGCTCGTAAGTTGTGTTAGGGGTAGTTACACTAGCCCAATATGCGATGCCTTCAATTACCATTTTAGTACTCCGTT